ACGCAAACGGGTTTTCTCATATTTTCCCCCTAACAGCAGCCGAAACACTTTGCGCCAAAGTGTTTAAATATTCCGGGTTCGACACTTGGCCGTCTTCAAACGAGCAAGCCTGCTCGTTAACGCAGAGGGTCGCATATTCTTCAATATGCACTAGGTCGCCCAGCGTTTCTTCAATGCAGTCAATATCGCCAGCAACGATTAAAACAATGTATGTCTTCATCTTCTATCCTTTCTGTTTGCCGCACCATCGCGACAGCACCTATTTTGCCAAACCGAGGCAAATTGTCCAATTGTTTTTTTCGATCAGTTCGCCGGTGTCGATAGTTTTTCTTTAAGCTCCGCCCAATTCATCCCCCGCGATGGCCACTCCGCCAACGGCGGCAGCCGTAAGCCCTCTTCAGCAAGGGCAACAGCATCACGCCCGTGATAAAGCAAAACCCGCTCAGGCTTGAGCACTGCACCACCCGCACGCAAAACAAGCACAAAGCAAGGCCTGCCCTTGGCTGCATGCCGGACCAAGAAAGCAATTTGATGCGGGCGCAATTTCACTTTCAAACCACTTTGCACCACTTTTAATTCCAAGGTGACAAAGCAATCAGACACGCCCACCAGCATATCGGACACGCCAAGATTCACACGGTTTTCGATTCGCTCAACATCGCAACCCAAGGCCTTGAGCCCGTCTCGCACACGTGCAGAGAATCGCGCCTCAGGTGTCGTCGCCACGGTCTATCTCAAAAACATCTAACGGGGGATCGGCCACGCCCGAATCAAACTCCGGGTCTTTCTCGCGGTCAATAGTGTTAAGCACTTTGCCCGTGCTCGCGTCAATCAAGGCAGTTGGAGGCGGGCCACCGTAGAGCCGCTTCAGCTCGTCCAGCTTACGCTGAACTTCCTCTTTCGACATTGAGTCAATTGTCCCGTGCCTGATTTCCTTACGTTCCACGTAAATGGTGCCCAAGGCTTGGCCACGCCGGTATTCAGCCTGCACGGCAGCAGCAAACGCTCCCGCAGCCAAAGCCTTATCCCGAATTTCCTGCAAATCTTTCATGTGGCGTTCGTATGAGGTGTTGTACTTCGATGCCAATTCGGCACGATAGGCCTGAATCGCGGCCACAACATGGGGATATTCTTTCGGGTTGGTCAACTTCCACGCCATCACCGATGCGGAGCCCTCTTTGTACCCAGCACGCATCGCGGCCTCTTTCAAGGTCACCCTGCCATCGCCTGACACGTATTCCTGCACAAACTTCCATTCCTTAGCATTCAGGACTTTTTGCTGCCTCAGGGGTCGGACTTCCCCCGCAAGCCTCTGCTTGGCCTTATCCGGGACCACTGGGGGCACGTTCCAAACATCCCGTTTGGTCATGCAGTTCTCCACAAGCGCCAACCATTTTCCACGCGGCGCATAGAGAAGGTCCAACCGGGCCTGTGGACTTTGGCAAAGCGTATGGCTGCCACCCTAGCCGAGGCGGCCTGCTTTTCGTCCTTAAACAGGATGCTATCGCCCGAGTCCATGTCCCTGAATGGGTAGGTCGTACGGTCCTCAGGGATGGGTATATTTGCTTCGATCTGTATCAAGGACTAACTCCCGTAAAAGAAAAAACTAATTAACAACAGAGTATAGATATAGTAACTCTATCTGTCAAGGCAAGCTTCATTCAAAAGCCCTCCCTATAGGGGCTGGGGAGGAAGAGTAGTAAAAAAAAAACCACCTCCTCTAAACGTAGGGACACCCCAGTAAATTACGTCTATCCTTACAACGTAATGTACTGTACACCAAAAAGTCATTGATTTAATTGACTTATTACGGCATTACGTCTATTACGTCTATCCCCACAAAAAAAATAAAAAAAACACCTCTTACCCTAAAAACTCCTATAGGGAACCCCAAAATAGCATAACAAACCCTGTTCTATATATCCATTTGAGTATATATGAGGGAAAACCCCTATGAAAAACACAACAAAATGTACTTGACACCTAGTGTTTTCTAAATGATACTACGTGTCCCTAACACATGTAATTCAAGAAAGGATAGCAGAGTATGAGTCAAGATCCATTAACCCAGCTACAGATAGCTGATCTTTCCATTAAAGTCCCGGTCCAAGTAACTTACGGCTTGGACAGTGCTGGAGAAGCCCGAGTAAAGAGTGTATCCGTGGTCCACGGTCCGTTATCCTTGGACATTACCGCACTACTTACTGAAGACGACTTCTTTGACATCTTTGAGCAGCTTGACCATTGGTACATATCGGCCACCCCTGATTTTGGAGACCAGCAATGATTGACTACACCCTTATCAACAACCCGTATGACGGCTTGCTGTCTTACAACCATATTTTTGAGACTGGCGCGGGCAAGTACTTGAAGCAACACACGTTGGAATGCTGGCTGGAATTCGAGGCTGCTGACCCCAGTGTCGGCGTGAAGGAGGACTGGACGGTGTTTTATGCTTATTTGGACGGCGTGGACATTGCGGAACTCTTGTCTGACGATGTCAAGGAAGAGATCATCTTAGGCGCTATGCAGTATTGTGCAGACGAAGCGGCGCAGCCGTGATTCGGCCCGTGAGTCTTATTACTAACCAAAAGGAGAACGAAATGGCGAAGAAAGAAAAACCCCTGAATTATTTCGAGGTCAACACGTGGATGGTCCTTGACGCGTGTAACACGATGAATGAGGCCATGGCCATGATTGGTTTGATTGCCAAGGGCTCGGATCTGTTGACGCAAAGGGCACTGCATGGTGTTGTGACTGTGCTGATTGAGTCGCAGAGGACATTAAATGATTACATGGAGAAGCCCAATGACACTGAGTAACGGCACAGGCGGGGGGAAGGAGCTTTCCCCTGAGGATATTAAGCGGGTGAAGGCGGAGACGCAGGCATGTGCTGTGGAGATTGCCAAGACGATGTTCAAGCATTCCAGTTCACCGAAGGTTTCTGTTTTAGCGGCCATGATGGTTGCTGCGGGCGGTGCGCAGGCCACGGGCCTTGACAAGCATTCCGCGATAGATATGTTTTTGACTTTTTACAATGATGCAACCAACTTTATGCTGGAGGAATGAGATGACTAATCAAATTGAAATGATTGAAGAGGAGGACGACACCTTGGTGATCACGTTGGAGCAGTACGGCTGCTTGGCCGAGGTCCGCGTTCCGGGGCAGGTGATCCGGGATGCGCACAACGCGCTCAACCTCAAGGAATTCTTGCAAAACAGCATGGTCGATTTGTATGCGCGGTTGGCGTACATGCAGCGCAAGAACGGACTGGGGGATCAACCATGAACTGGGCAGCTTTTATTGGAATGGCCTGCTTTGCGGCGTGGTTGACGCATGTCTTTACTTGCTTTTCACAAAGCTTGTGGGGCTTCTTGGTTGCTGGCGCGATCATGTTCCCGATTGGGATCTTGCACGGTTTTTATCTTTGGGTTACGTGATCGGCATTACTTGAGGAAAAGAGATGACTGAAAATATTCTGGAATCATTTTCACTAAAGTTTGACCATGGTAATCCTGAGGACTACACATGGATTGACCTTGGTCAAGCGAAGGAGCTTTCAAAAGAAGAATTTCTTAAGCTTCGCCCACAGTTCCCTGATCTGTTTGAAAGTGAGATCAAAAGCTTGTTTTTACCATTTGAAAAAATGGGGATAGTTCGCAAGTTGTCCAACGGACAAACGCTTTCAACAACTATTGAACGCCACTCTGAAAAACTGCAAGTATTTCTCCGGGGGAAGGGCGGGGATGTGGCAGAGATTGTTCACACGTCTACGAGAGAAAAGCTTGTACGAATCGGGGAAAAGTACAGCCCCGATAAGATACTTGAGGCTATGCGGGAGCAGGACCCTGAGAGTGCAAAAAAGGAATATATCGATACGTTTAGCTGCCCCGAAGAGTACCTCGGCACCATGTGGATGGATATGGTCCTGAGCGTCTATTTAAGGTACATGCATGTGTCGGTTGATCTGAAAGAAACAGTGACTGCATATACGGCGATACCCTCTGCGGCCAATGCAAAGCGGGTGCGTAAAAACAAAAAGCCTATCTATACTTGGACGGTGATTGACGTGACAGCGCAACACGAAAAAGAAGAAATTGTGGCAACGGGCAATGGCCACGCAAGTCCCAGAAGGCACAGAAGACGTGGGCACTTCCGCCAATATTTAAGTGGCCGCAGAACGTGGGTCAATGAAATGATGGTGGGGAAAATTGAATTTGGCTATGCGCAGCATAGTTACACAGCACATTCAAAAAAAGAGTTGGTAAATGGATGAGGATACGAAACTGGTCCTTGATGCGTGGCGCGTGTTGCTTGTAGAAAACGACATGCTCCGCCAACGCATTATCAAATTAGAACGGGAGGTACGCGATGTTACTAAATGTATTGACGTGGGTGGGGATTCTGTTCCTTGGCGGCGTGTTGGTCTTGGCCGTAGGGGCAATGCTGATAGCAGCGATTGATTTTTTACAAAATGGAGATAGGTATGACTGAAGAAGACGATGACATCCAAGATTACAAGAAGCCGTGGGTAGGGCTGACGGAGGAAGAGATTGAAGTAGCCTATGGGATCACCATAAAAATTCGCAAAAAAGACATTATGCCTGTAGAGCAAAAGCAGTTTGCAAGAACTCTCGAACTACTTTTAAAGAAGAGGAACACATGACTGAATCAAGATTTCTAGACCCTGAAGATGAAGCGTTCAACGAGATTGAACGACAAGCCAAGCAACGCAAGGAGTCGGTGATGGCGGCGCTTGAGCCGTACTTGGATGTGTATAAAAACCCATCACGCAATGACACCATTGAAGAAGTGGCACAGCACATTGAGAAGCTGCAAGGCTTTGGCAAAGACACCATCAGTTCGTTGGCAATCTACATCAGGAGCTTGAAGAAATGAGTGAAGTATTGAAACAGATGGTAGAGGCATTGGAATGTGCGTTGAGCGATGACAAGCCTTACATTGACAAATGTAAACAAGCCATCCAAGCAGGCAAGAAAGCCATTGCAGAGTTGGAAAGCCAAAAGCCTTTTGCGTATGTAAATGTTGAAATGCGTAGGCTTGAATTTGCACATAACTATGTGAAATGGGACACGCCAACAACAATCAAGCTGGACAAAATTCCCCTCTACACCCATCCACCACAGCGCACATGGGTCGGGCTGACGGATGAGGAGCAATCTTTTATTTATGACCAAGTCAAACAGATTGTTGACAGCAAGCCGTTTTGGGTTAGGTTTGCAGATGCCGTTGAAGCCAAACTCAGGGAGAAGAACACATGAACTTCCGAGAGACAACAATCAAGTACATCAAAGACATTCTCAGGGCAAAGACCATTTCAGAGGTGATCTACGCCGAACTACAAGATGCATATCTACGCAAGCTGGAGGCCGAGACCGCCGCTGAGTACGCCAATGCCGCCATGCAGTACAACGAAGAACGTATCAAGCGTCTTGAGGCGAGGCTTGCGGAGCATAAGGAGGAAGCATGATTGACCGACTCATAGTAGGTGCGGTGTTGTCTTTTGTTGGATGGAATGGCCTGTTCCCCGAGCCGCCGCCACCAGTCACGCCCCACATGTTGCGGATGCAAGCAAAAGAAAAATCCATAAGCGAGATGTGCGACAGGAAGCCAAAGAGCAAGGCGGCAAAAGATTTGTGTAGACGATGGAGGAAACAAAATGCTTGAGAAGATAAAAACTTTCTTTGGCAAGGCCCGTGGTCCGCGAGGCTTGCGCCGTACTGTCGTAGAAGAGGGCACTCTTTGGCGCTGCACGCAATGCCATCTTATTTTTATAACCAAAAAAGAAGGGGAAAAGCATCCCTGTATGGAGACTAAATGAATTGTCCTGAATGCGGCGCGTGGTCCGTGATCCTTGAGACGCGGTCCAGCCCAACTAGATATAGAAGAAGGAGGGAGTGTGGAAACGGACATAAATTTACAACTGAAGAAGTTGCGGTCTCCCCGGAAACGATCAAACAAGAGGGTCGAGACCGTTTCAACGCTGTTAGAGAAAAACGGGTGGAATCCGTTCGAACGGGTAGACCCAAAAATATTGGAAATGCTTCATAGAAAGCATGAGAAGGATGCCGAAAAGGCGAGAAAGTACTATTTATTAACCAAAACAGAGGACGCACCGATATGAGAAAGCAAAGCAGTAAATCAAAGAAGTTCATGGAATACATCATGAATCACCCAAACGCCAAGGTAGCCCCCGTGGCTAAGAAGTTTGGCATTACCCCGTCATTGGGTTACCAGTTGCGCAAGAAGGCAGTGGACTGTGCAGCCCAGATGCTCGGAGCCTTTGCTCCCCCTGAAATGGTTCCCATGCCGGACCCACGTTTGCCGGACTGGGCCTTTACCGTGGACAAGACACTGGACGCTCGGGCCGAGAACTACGGCAAGTTTAAAGACGGCGCGGAACTCATGCAGGCTATTAAGCGCACCATGGCTGCCCATGCTGCCAAGCATGACAAGACCTTTGCCGATGACCAATGGGAAGCTTTGGAGATGATCGTGCACAAGATTGGCCGAATTGTCAACGGCAACCCTAACGTGACCGATCACTGGGTTGACATTGCTGGGTACGCTACCTTAATTGCTGACCGGCTGGAAGGACGAGCCCGATGACCGAGACAGTCAAAGTCCGGCCAATGCCTGTGAAGAGGGACCCGGCAGAAGTCCGGGCCCTGTTCCTCGCTGCTTTACGCTCGAACAACTACACGATGAAAACTACGGAGATTGCAGTTTTTACGCACCTGCCAGCTTCCATGGTCCGCCGTTGTGGGCTGAGCTTGGCCAACGAAAGCAAGATCGAAGCGGTTCTTGTCCCCGGAAGGGGGAAGGGGGAATACCGTTTCACCATCACGCAACTGGATTTGATTGAAGATACAGCGGTCACCAAGACAAGATTTTGGACAATCTTTAAGAAGCTGTTACGCTTTTAAAAAGGGCCCCTCGGGGCCCTTTATTTTGCCTCACCCCAGCTCGGGCCAATCTCCACATCACAGCGGCTGGGAACTTCCAAGCGCACAGCGTTGGCCATAATCTCGGCAGCAGCCTGTGCTTGCTCCCGACTTGTCACCGACAGCGCAAGCTCATCGTGTACCTGCAAGATAGGGTCAAACCCTGCCTTAGCGAGCGCCACCATGGCCGCTTTTGTCTGATCTGCGGCTGACCCTTGGATAAGCCTGTTCAGTCCCTTGTAGGTGCCCGCACGTTTGATCCGTTGGCCGTATTCAATGACTGCCTGTTCACGCGGCAGCGCCTTGTTCACGCCCCACTCTACCGGCTCCCACAGTGGGAAGCGGCACTTGCGGCCAAGCAGGGTTCTGATAGACCCGCCCGATGCTGGGTGCTCAATGCGCTTCATGACCGCGTTCACCGTGCCTTTAAGAAACGGCACCTTGGTGTGGAACGTGTTGATCAGCTCAGAAGCTTCCTCAGCGGACAAGTCCAGCTCGCCACCAAGCTTTCCTTTGCCCATACCGTACATCAAGCCAAGGCCAATCGTCTTGGCAGCCTTGCGTTTGATCCCAGCCATGTCCGCCACCATTTGGTGAAAGTCGGTGTTGGGGTCGTTGTTGTACGCGTCCACCATCCTGTTCGCCCCGGGTAGGTCCAAAAGATGGGCGTAATGCACCAACAATCGCG